TCTCGTCAATCACCGGCGCGGAAATCCCGTTGGCACCCGGGCCAATCGGAATCCTTCGGCACTTGCTGTACAGCAGCCCGGTCTCGGTGATGCGCGAAAGCAGGGCCGTGGTGAAATCGTCCTGCACGAGGAATCCGCCGTCAGACGGAATCCCCTCACTCGCGCCACTGATGGCGGTACGCTCAGATACCAGCCGCGCATCCGGCATGGAACCCTTCTGCTCCGCCCGCGCCACGGCAATAAGCTGCTCGCCAAGCGACGCGAACCGGTTGGACGCGGCGGGCTTCTCCGCTGCGGGCTTCTGGAAACTTACCGCGCCCGAGTGGATGCCACGCAGAATCTCGTCCTTCAATTCGTCCGCACTCCTGCCCTCGGAGACAAACCGGGCGGCGAGAGCGTCCTGGCCGTACTGCTTGCCGATTGCCAGAGTCTCGACGTTGCCCTTCTGCTCCTTGGCGCGTTCCGCCGCCGCCATCTCCTTGGCGCGGTCAAGGACGCACTTGGGGCAAATGTTGTCAACCAACTCCGTCCCGCACTTTCCGCACTTCATTCTGACCTCCGTTTTCTGTGATGGTGCTTCACTCTTGACTACCTTGACCTCTGCGGGCGGCTCTTCCTTCTTCGGCTCCTCCGCCGCCCTGCCTACCCCTACAGTGGGGTCCATCGGGACCGGGGCGAAAGAAATCTCCAGCGGCTCCCAATCCCTTACCCGGAACGTCTTGACGCCTTCCTTCTCGCTCTCCAACGCGATGTCATGCACCCAATACCCGACACTCACGTTCTTCAAGATGCCGTCCTGTACATCCTGGAACTTCTCGGCGGCCAGTACGCCTTTCCCAAAGCGCACCATCGCCCGGCCCTTCCCAGAGCCGGTATCCACCCGAGCCGTTCCTGATTCGACGGCACCGATATGCTTGTCTGAATCGTGGTTGAAGAGGACGGCCCCGCCGTCGTTCAACCGTTGCAGCCTCACGGATTGCGGCTGGTGGTCAAGTATCTCTATTCCGTAGAACCGCTCCGCAGGTTCCGTCGAGGAGAACGAAAGCTCGACGGTACGGTTCTCCGCATCAACCGCCGTGCGCTCAAACGTGAATACCCGCTCCTGCCGCTTGCCCTTCAGCCCATCAAGCACCGCCCGCACATCTGCGGGGACGAGCGGCGAAGTGGCCGCGCCTAACGCTTCCATCGAGCGCGTGGTGAATCGTGGTCTACGCTTCATCGTTTCCTCCTGCCGGTTTCCCGCCATCATCCTGCCCCTTGTCGGGCATTACCGTCTGCCCCGGGGTGGAGAACACAAGCCCCGCCGCCTCAATTGCCTGCTTCTCAGTCACCAACTGCGCGAGATGTTCTGTGAAGTCCTTGCCCATCTCGGCAAGGGTCTCCGTGCGCGTTTTCAGCCCGAAGTTTATATCCCCGATGTTTGCCGCGCTGTCTTTCGACGGGTCTACCCATGCCCACCCACGCGGATGCCATGTCGGTTGGTTGAACTTGTCGTACTTGGCGATAGGCAACCGCACATTCCCGGTGAGTAGTGCCATGTTCAGCCACGGCTCGAACACCGGCCCGTGGAAGGTCGAGATTATCCACTGTTGCTTGCTCCTCCAGTTGTCCCGCTCCTCCAGCACGCCGATACGCCCCGAGGAGTAGCTGGTACTCTCCAAATCGTTGGCGAGGGCGTTGTAGGATACGTTCAGCCCCGCCGCGATACCCCGCAATACTGACTTGGTGAAGATGCCGAAGTTGCTATTGGGATGCTGGGGGTCGTACCCCTTGAAGTCCAGCCCAGCCGGTAACTCCTCCAACAGCCCCGGCTCAAACTCGGAAACCTTGACGCCCTCGGCGTCCTTCGTGTCCCCGACGTACTTGTCCTCCCCCTCCGCCTTGGTGAAGAATCCCATCTTGCACGCCCCGGCCCGGGCTGCGATGACTTCGCTTTCCTCATAAGCCCCGAGCATCTTCAACCGGCTCATCGCCGTCGCCATCCACGGCCACCCCCGCGTCTGTGAGGACCGGGACTTGAGGAAAACGTGAATGACCTCCTCGGCGGGAACGCGCAAGTACTTGTCCTGGAAGTACAGGTACGGCGATCCCTCAACGGGGTTCCGGGCGGTGAAGTAATACGCGGCTGGCCTGCTCCACTTGTCCAACTCAACGCCCATCACAACGCGGTTTCCGCCCCGCAACTGCTCTACCTCCAAGTCGGCGGGGCAGAAGTCCGCCTCCAAGACCTGGAGGGTGAACCGGAACGGGTTGTCAAACCCCTTAATCTTGCGGATGAATATCTCACCATCCCGCGCCACCGTTTCGATGACAAGTTTCTGGAGCGCGAGGAAGTTCATTGTACCGGTTGACTCGCAATACTTCTCACCCCACGCCCACCACGCATCTTCAATGGCACGATTAGCCGCCTCGTCAAGCGTCTGGACGGGCTTACCGTCGGCCCCGTTGCGAATGTCCATAGCCTTGTTCTGTAGGACCACCCCGCCGCTCCCGATGACGTTGGTTGACACCATCGCTATGTACTTCGCGGCGTAGTCGTCGTTCATCCAAAGGTCGCGGGACCGGGCGCGTAGCGTTACCAGCTTCCCCCGCAACTCCCCGTCAGCCGATAGGGAAGCCGTCTGCCAATCCGCGCTCAAGCGATCCTGCGCGGCGGCCTTCCACCCACGGGCGTACATCCCGCGTGCGGCCCGCTTGGGTACGTACCCGAATCGCCCCATCAGGGCAGGGAGTAGGTTCATGTCGGCTCTATGAAGCGAATCCTAATCTTGCCCGACGGAGCATTTCCATTAGCGATGGCCGTTTCCTTGTCCTCCCGCGCCACTTCTGAGGCGTAGAACTGGCGCAACTTCAGCAGGTCGGCTATCGGTGTCCGCTCAAGTGACCGCCCCGCGATACTGTAGCTCTGCTGGTCTTGGCTCGCACGGCCCTGTAACACCGCCTCTATTGCCTCGAAAATCACCCGGACGGTTGACCGGCTATCCACCGTCCCCGAAGTCCCCAGGAACCGGCGCACGGTGGTGGTGCCACGGTACTGCTCATACCGCTCAATGCTCGCCCCTTCGCCCTTCTCGACAACTTCAACCCATTCATAGTCCCCAACGGTCAAGGCGGCAGAAACCGCCGCCGTGATGGTGAAGGTGAACGTCTCCCCGCTCTCGGTCGCAGTGATAATCGTCACCGCGCTACTGCCAATCAGCTTCAGGTGGCACTTCGCTGTCCAATCGGCGGCGGGGAAGTCGGACGCGGAGTACGTCCGCTCCCAGGCGATAGTGTTCCCCGCCTCAATCGGGTTAGGAATAGCGTAGAGCGTGTCCATGTTCTCCGTTACTCGTATACAACCGTGACGGTGAATACCCCGCCAGTGATTGTCCCGTCGCTGTATATGCCCGTCCCATAGGTGATGCCAACCGACGGATAGAACGCCCACGTCCCATTCACAGCATCGGCCACAATGGTGAGAAGGGCTGGGCCGGAGTTGTCGGCGGAGTTCTTGATTTCTATCTTGTCACCCGCCGTGACACCGATGCCCGAAACAAGGACCGCGTACACCGTCCCCGCCGTCGCCTTGACCTGGCCGTCATCCACAAGAACCAGCCCGGTCTTGGGGGATACATGGGAAAGGATAGCGAGCGCGGTTGTCTCCTTGGAAACCTTGTCCTCAAGCTTGGAGACGATGAGTGCGACGTTATCGCTCACGGCCTGCAACGTCGTCTCCTTCGCTACCTTATCCTCAATCTTTGAGGTGATAAGCGCAATGTTGTCGCTTACCGTCTGCAACGTTGTTTCCTTGGCAATCTTGTCTTCAAGCTTGCTCTCGATCGAGGTCGCCGTGGTTGAAAGGGTTGCCAGCGTAGTTTCCTTGGCGAGCTTATCCTCAAGCACAACCAACTCCGCAAGGATAGCGAGGGCCGTTGTCTCCTTCGCAATCTTATCCTCCAGCTTCAACTCGATGGATGCCAGCGTGGTCTCTGTGGCAACATAGGTGCCGATAGAAGCCAACGTGGTCTCCGTCGCAACGTAAGTGCCAATGGACGCCAGGGTGGTCTCTGTTGCCGCGAATGTGTTTAGCGAAGCGACCCGCCCGTCAAGAATTGCCAGGGTAGTCTCGGTGGCAACGTAGGTTCCGATAGAGGCTAACGTTGTCTCTGTGCTGGCGTGGTTCTTCAGGTCGTTGATGTATGCGCCGATAGCCTCGTCCAACAGGGCAAGGGTAGTCTCCGTAGCTACGGCTCCCTTGAGGTCGAGCAACGCCGCCTCAATCTCCTCGTCCAGCGCGGCCAGCGTCGTCTGCGTGGCGACGCTCCCGTCAATGGAATGGACGTGGGCGTTAATCTCGGCGGCGGTCGTCTCGCTCGCCACGCCCCCGCCTGACGCCGTCACGTTGACCAGCAACGGGCTGTCAACATTCGTCGCCACATAGATGCCCACCTTCGTCTCATGTACCACCTTCTCCCCGGGCGAGGAGGAAAACTGTACCGTGTCAGCCGCGCCTATCCGCCCGAGCGCAAGGGCACCCAGAATCATCGTGGCACCAATCCAGAATGTCCGCCTCATGTCCATCCTCCTGCGTAGCAAGCCTCGATTGTTCACCATCGGTTTACGAATCCCTTGCCGCGCCCGCCACCCCGTAAGAATGACCGCTGGGGCCGCGTCGTCACAACTTCGCTCGTGTCGGGCTTCTCTACCACCACATCCCCGCCAACCGCCTCTTCCTCCATCGCATCGGCCAGCCGGTCAAGGTTCGCGTTCAAAATGTACAGCGCAGCCGTGGCGTATACCCGGATGTCAAGTGCCTCGTTCCGCGCCCGCGTCTTCACCCACCGGCGGATAGACTTGCCATGAGAAAACCGCGTCACCAACTTCTCGGCCGTCAACTGCCGGAACCACTCCTCATCATAGTCAATCGGGAAGTGCATGAACGACGGCCCGACCTCATCTATCCGCAGCCGCCCAAGGATTTGCGCCTTCGCCGTATCCGTCCCGATCGTGAAGAGCGATGCGCGGAAAGCGTTTGTCCTGCTCGGCCTGCTCACGATAGGCTTCCCGGGCTGGTTGCTCCCCTTCACGGCATAGACCCTTCTGTACGCCCGTTCCTTGCAGAACTTGTAGACCGTCTGCGTGTAGTGCCCCCCGCTATCTATCGCGGTTGAGGCAACCGTCACCGGCACCCCATCCTCCCTCACCCGGGGAGCCTTCAGCCATTCGTCAAGCTCCAGCCATATCTGCGGGCGGGCCGGATCACCACGGAATACCTTGAACTCGCACCCCCACGACTCTTCCCCGCGCCCCCACCCAACAACCTCAGCCTCAATGCGGTCGTCCTGAACGTCTACCCCTACGGTCAGCAGGACAACGCCACCGGGCAACTTCTCACCGTACTTCTCCCGCCGCCCGTAGAGCGTCCCGGTATCCACAACCTCACCGCCCTCATCCCACGGCTCCCCCAGAGAAGTGTTGATGAAGACCTGGAGCGTGTCGGGGCTGCGCTTGGCCGTGATGAACCCCGCAACCATCTCCCGTAGGGATACCCACGGGCTGTAAAGCTCGTTTATGTGGAACCCTGCCGTCCCCTTGAACGCCGCCGTAGCCCGCCATTCCCCGCCGGCCAGCATCCCGGGCTTGTCGGCATCGCCCATCCCCGCCCCGCAATACTCGCAAAGAATCCGCGCCGTCTCGGGCAGGTGCTTCCCGTCCGGTTCCTTGTCCCACTTGACGTTTTTCCAGGTCAGCACTTGGTGCTTGCCACATCCCGGGCAGGGAACAAAGAACTTGCGCTGGTCGCTATCTTCATAAAACGCCTCAATCTTGCTCGCCCCGTGCAACGAGGGCGTGCTGATGACGACCTTCTTCTTGTTCCAGAACGTCGCGCATCGCTTGAACGCCAACCGCACCGGGTCGCCCTCTGTCCCCGCCGAAACGGGGTAGCGGTCAACCTCATCGGCAAGCACTACCCGTACCGGACGGGAGGCCAGCGACGCCGCGCTGTTTGCCCCCGCTACCGTCAGGTGCCCGCCAACAAAGACCTTGTGAAGAATAGTGTTCTCCGATGTTCTGCTCTTGACGTCCCTCAGTTTCCCCCGTAAGCACGCCGTGTCCCGACACATGGGGGCTAAACGGTCCTTGCTCCACGTCTGTGCCATGTCCAACGTCGGCTGGATAAGCAACATCGGCGCGGGGTCGTGGTCTACCATGTACCCGGCGATGTTATTTACCATCTCGGTCTTCCCGATCTGCGCCGACGACATCATTACCACCGTCTCTACCATCGGGTCGTTTACCGCGTCCATCACCCCCCGCTGGTATGGTGCCCTGCTTGTGTGCCACTTTCCCGGCTCTGCGCTTGATTCGGGGCTTAGTACGCGGTTTTCGTCCGCCCACTCGCTTACCGTCAGATGACGGGGTGGCCTTACTGCCCGCGCCGCCCCCCACATCACCTTCCCCGCCATCAATAATGCGCTGCGCGAAACGCTCATCCGCCAGTACCGCCAGGTCGTTTAGTGCCTCTCTTACGCTTCCGTCCAGCGTCTCCTTGATTTGGGGCAACGTCTTCCCGAATAACAATGGGGTTACACGCGATGTAAGGGCAAGCATCCTCTGGCGGAAGATGGCAAAAATAGTACCGGCCACCTCCTCCACACCGGCGCGACTTAAAGATTCCCCTTCCATTCGCCGCACCTTTATCTCGGCCATTCGCGCCTGTGCATCCAACAAACGGGCCTGGGCAGTACCCGACTTCACCATCTGCTCCGCCCGCTCGGGGGAGGTGTAGGCTATCACCGACTGCTTCGCTTGGCTCATGGTTCATGGGAAAACCCGTAATCGCATTCTATCTAG